CAGATCTTTCGAACTTCATTTAGCGTGACGGGAACCCTTCAGGCCACCTACAGACGTACTGGAGATGCTGAGGACGAATACGCAATGAAGGCTCTCAAATTGCATATGCAAGAAATTGAGAGAGCTTTCTTTTTCGGACAAAAGCATACCGAGAACACTGGACTCAACAACGAAAGAAGGTACACCGGGGGTATCCTTAATTCGATTACTAACGTAATTGATGGGGCTACTTTCAGCACTCCAGGGCAGATGACTGAGGATGAATTTGATTCCTTACTCATCAACACTGTGTTTGCATTCGGTGGCACTGAGAAAATAGCTTTTGTTGGTCCAAAATGTGCGGCTCACTTGCAACGATTTGGTAAAGCAAGATGGCAACCAACGGTTGTTGATGGGGCATATGGGGTGAACATCACCAGGTACAACACGACCAGTGGTTCCCTTATGGTGGCCTTGCATCCACAGTTCCGCCAAATGCCTACAATGAGCGAGGCAATGGTCATAATTGACATGACTCAAGTTAAGTATCGTTACTTACAAGGACGCGATACTCAGCTCTTGAGAGATCGTCAAAGCCCAGGTAGGGACGCCGTTCAGCATGAGTATTTATCTGATTGCGGCTTAGAGCTTCTTACCGATAAGACACATACCTTCATTAAGGGTTGGGCAACCACTGCTTAATGTTTTTGGGAGAGCTGAAAGGTGGTTAAGTCAAGTTTTGGCTCTCCCATTTTCTTAAAAAATAAAAGGAATTAATTATGCCAAATGTGCGAGGAAAAAAATTTCCATACCCAAAAAAGCCAAAAAGTAAGAAGAAAAAGTATTAGCAGTGGGACACTTGGCAGATAAGATTGTCTCTTCTCCGTACAATCAAAAAAACAAAAGATATCTGCAAAACTACCATGACGATGTCGTCAAAACCAAACGACACGGCCTTATGGACGGGAAGCATGTCACCATGCATATCAAAGGCATAGGCATAGACCTGAACGATGGGCGAGGAAGGTTGGAGTACTTGCTTCCCAGTTTCGATCCAGAAACCGGGAAGATTATGACAGGCAATCAAATGTTTGAAAAATTTTTTGATGACATCAAGGCTGGAAAAGTAGAGGGGTACAAGAGCAGGGATCTGGCAGAGAAAGACCGAGAGCTGATGTACCCCGAAATAATAGGTTTAGGAAAAAAGAAGCAGTTTTCATCTAAGCTTTTTAGGAACGCATATGAGTGACGAAAAGAAATGTCCATGCGGCAAGAACGCCGAATGCCAGTGCCAAAAAGGCGAGTGCGGCGATTGCGACTGCAATGAGCAAAAGGATAATGAGTGATGAAATCTCCACCGCTACCAATGCAGAAACCGCGGTATAAAAAGAATGCAACGGTGCAGACCGAGGACGGGATTGAAGAAGCTTACAAACTTCATCAATACACTAAACCTATTGGTCCTGGCCTCGGAGCATTTACTGGACTTACGCTTTATGGTTTGTATGAAGCGACAAAAGAACTTAGGGGACAGCGTAAACCTGATAGAGGTGACAAAATGGCGGCCAGACGGGCGGCCCGACGAGACAAGCTTGTAAAGCAAAGGCGGTTGGTCGATGCACAAGACGATCTTTACCGTATGCGTAATTTAAACCCAAATGTGTTGAACAAGGCTGAGAAGAAATACAGAAACCAGGTCATTAAAGACGCTAAGAAAACTATAAGGGATGCATCGCCCAGATCACTTGCATCGAGGGTTGTTGGAGAGGTGGCGAAAAAGGCCAGCCCAGCCGCCGTTCTTTTTACACTTTTAGATTTTATGCAAGGAACCCCGGCTGGAGAGGGTTCGGCTAAGTTTGGACCAGGAGCAAGAAGGTGACAGGGATTCTTTATATAAGACTGCTACGCAAATGAGAGCTGACCCCATCAAAGGTACGTTCGTTGTATTTATAGTAGTAGCATTTTTTGTTTTTTTTTGGTTGCTTGCCTTTTGTACGGAAGTTCGTGGGGAGTCCAAAGCACCTGGCATGAACACGGGTCAATGCATGCCTATCCCCACAATGATCACCATTGTCAAAGAACAGTTTAAAGAAGTAGTTGTGTTCAAGGGAACAAATAACCGTGAACAAATGGTTCTTATTACACAAAACCCTCTGACTAAAACCTGGACAGCTCTTAACTCCTTCGAAGGCGGATACTTCTGCATGGTTGCATTTGGTGGAAACGGGGCCGTTTTACCTCAAGTTGATTATTATGGTGGAAATAGCAAATCTAAATCAAATTAGCATAGACTTAGTAGAGTTGATTGCCCCTCTTCTTGCGCTGACACTTAGCATTGGGATAGGGCTATGGGCTAAAGATGCCTTGGATGCGCTAATAAAAGGTTTAACTTTTCGCGCAGATACAGCCATCGAAGAAGGGTGCGAGGTATACATAGATGGTGATAAAGCTACAATCATAAAAATTGGGATCTTCAAAACCACCTTTCAAATTCGAAATGGCAGAGGTGTCACCTGGCGATATGTTCCAAACAAACGCATTGAATTCTTAAAACTTGAAAAAGTTATAGAGCCGCCAGAGGACGATGACAATTAACGGGACGACACAAACCGTTTTTAATTTTATTAAATAAGTTCAACAAAATTAGGAGCTTATTTATGTCTGAAGAAAGCCAAGAAAACGTATCCTCAAAAGCTAAAAAATCAGCGGCAAAGAAAACTTTAAATGATCAGGTTGTGAAGGCAACACCGAAAGATGCAGTGTTTGTATGCCTGGATGCATCATGCCCAAGATTCGATCTGGTGCTTGACGTAGATGAAACCATACGCGGCTTTAGAAACTCAGAAGGACATTTAGTTTTCACAGTCCCGGCTGAACTAGCTGAGAGAGCCAGAAAGCATTTTCATGTTACAAATGGCAGATTGGTTGAAAGCTGATGCCAGTACATGCAGTCGAGGCTGTTCATCCAACAACAGGAAGTAGGGATGCCCCCTCTTCTACACGCCTCGCCCCCCAGGTGTTTCGCGGAAGCAAACATGCACCATTAGAAAACTTGGTTGCCATTGCATTAAGGCGATATGGGGACTTCTCCAGTAGAAGAGTAACTGGTGATGTGGTTCTCATGTTTATCGAACTCGCAAATGAAATTATCGAGATGATAAACATGCATCCTTATTATACAGGGAATACTATTGAGTATTACAATTCACAAACAGATATTCGCGAAATAGAAGACGCGATAATGGTTAGGGGGCTTTTGGCTCTGTACGCAGAACAGCAAGCAAGCGAAAAGTACCCCAACAGTCGTATGGAGTTTGCCAGACATTTAAACGGCATACTCTATAGCCGAAAATACAAAGGCGGTGTTCGCCATGAGATGACACCTCTGGAAAACACAGACCCCATGAAGGATGTGAACGGGAATAGTTCGTCACTGGCAATATAATGAAAACTAAGTCACCATCCCTTATATCGAGTAGGCTATCTGCTTACTACGCATTCAAAGGCTTAGATAGAAGTCGGCCTTTGATAGGGATGGATGACGGCGAAAAACAGCCGCTATTTACGATGAACAACGCTCATAGTCACTGGACAGGAACAGTTAAACGAGATGTTGCCCTTATGGTTCGCCATAAATTTGATGAAGGCGAGATAGTACACCAAGACTTTTTTGATAGAACCGGGTTAGGCTTTGCGGTTCAAGATGGCAAATCTATATCTTTGTATTCGGAACGGGGAGCAAACTTCCCAGATGCCTTCCAACAAGACGTTCCGGTGACCAGCATGAGCTTTGCTAACAAGCTTTATTTTATGTCCCCAAACTTCCCTATGATTAAGACAGATGGATCAAGCTTTCAGAAAAGCACGGCATCGATAAGGCCCGGTTTCGCAGTCGGCATACAAGGCCGCATTTATGCCGCGGGGCAGTTAAACAACCCCAAAGAGATAGCGATATCTCGTTTGTTTGAGAACTTTCCAGATGATGAAATATTTATCGCTGAGGAAACCAGAGCTAGTAGTGATGTTGCTAGGGCAGATTTTTTAGACCTTACAAACGTATTGGGAAGCGCGGATGAAATTACTGGTCTGGCTCGGTTCGAAAGTAACCGCCTAGCCATCTTCACGAATGACCAAACAGTTGTTTATAAGGTGGACCCAGATTACACACAGAAAGAAATTGATAACCGAGCAAATATTCAATTAGGGGCGATATCCCATAATGCGATTGCCCAGGTTGGTAGTGATGTAATCTTTTGCAGTCGGCATGGCGTACACTCGCTGATACGATCTGCCGAAAACGGTTTAACTATCGATAGCAGAACTCTCTCGTATGAAGTGGAGACAATTTACAAGCAGTTGCTAAAAGACTGCATAGGACCGCGTTTTGTAAACGCAACATACGATCAAGACCTCGGCAGACTGCACATTTTTTTCCCAATGAAGAGTGGATTGCACAAACAGCTAGTTGCTGAGTTTAGACGGGGGTACGAATCCCTGACCTGGGCAACGGCTGATTGCGGTGCTTCTCGATGCGGTAGCTTCCTTGCTGGTAATATGACTTTCGGAACGCGAGGGGCGATATACAGCCGCCTTGATGAAACCGTTGAGATAAACCCTATTGATGACATTACGGATGATTTCATCCGCCCTCAAATGACAGTTGAAACCCCGATATTATGGCACGGGAGTATCGATGAACAGAAAGAAGCTGTTGCTCTTATTGTGCAAGCGGCTGGAGCTGGTCGGCTCCGAGTAACTGCATTCGATGAACAGGGAAATGAGGTCTTAGTTGAAGAGATTTCGGTTGAGTTACGGGACGACAACCCGGAGAAATTCCCGCAAGATAGCCTTGATTTACAATTCAGAATTCCGTTTCAGTTGCGCTATAGGGGGGTGCAATTGAAGTTTGAAAGTATTGACCTTGGATCACTAGAAATCCTTGGGTTTGCGATAGAGCTAAAGAAAGCATAGGAAAACGTCATGGCGAGATTACAGCAAATTCATCCTGGCAATTATCGATCAAGCGGTAACATAGATGATGAGTTTTCATCTGTTATTAGGTACTTGGTCAGCGGCGAGAAAGGTGACTACACTTTAGGTGAGTTGATGTCCGTTCTCTTCGATGATACGGGGACGCTGAAATCTCCTGTTGAGATGCGTTTAGATGGCGGCACAAATTTACAATACAGAGTCGGCCAATATACTGACAGCACATCAGGTTGGATAACTATTGCCCCAGCTAGTGCGATAGCGGGTGCGCCAGGAAGTGACGTTGGAACAATAGAAGGTCCCCTCTTCAGCCAGGGTACGGCTTACACTGCAACCAGTGGCCAGACGATATTCTCATATGAAGTTGATACGACAGACGATGTAATGGTTTTCGTTAACGGTATCTTACAGGCGGCTTCCACTGTCACTATAGATGCATCCAACAACCAGGTTGTATTATCTAGTGGTGTAACGGCCGGGCATATCGTTTACATCATTAAAATCAGAAAGCAGTCAGTATCTAACTACAGGCGATCTGATCAAACAGCTACAGCGAACCAGGCAGTTTTTCCTTTTACCCATGAGAGTTTTGAAAACATCCTCGTTTTTAGAAACGGCTTATTTCAAAACCCCGGCGGGTCAAACGACTATACGAACTCCAGTGCTCAAAACACCGTCACTTTTAACACGGCCTTATCCGCCGCAGAAATTGTTAGCATCATAACAGTTGAGAACACTGCCGTTAAATCAGTGTCTGGGCTTATGACACGGGACAACTACACAGATGCAAACGGGTTCATCCCTTTTGCTAAGTTATCAGTCTCGGCTGGGGAGATCCCGCAAGATAGAGTTGCTGGATTGGCTACCTTAACGTCTGATCGAGGAAAGGTATTCGTATCGAGTTCAGCTCCTACTGCCGCAAGTGCAACAGTTGCTGGGAACATTTGGATAGATACCAGCACCAGCCCCGATACCGCAAAATTTTATGACGGCGTACAATGGTTAAATTTTGCAAGCACAACGACCATTCCAGATTTCGTCACAACGGACGCTGGGAAAGTGCTCCACATTAACAGCTCCGGGACAGCTCTTGAATTTAAAAACATAGATACAACCGCATTTGTTTTATTATCTACTGTTGGCGCGGCCAGTGGTATAGCATCTCTAGATGCGAATGGTCGGCTTCCATCATCACAGATGCCAACTGTGATGAACCTTGACTCTTTTGACTTCAAGAATGTTGGTACGATTTCGAGCCCAACTACATTTGACCTGAAAAGAATATTTAAAGAGGCCGCTCGTATCGACAGCATTTTCTTAAAAACTACCAGCGGCACATGCGATGTGCAAATCCAAGTCGATGGGGTGGGAGTTGGAACGACCCACAGTGTGTCCAGCACCCCGATAGAACAAAACCTGGCGAACAGTATTTTGGTGGACGCAACAACGACCAGCAAAATGATTGGATTAAATGTCACAAACACGGTCGCGGCTGTCGATCTTGAAGTTGTCCTCGCCGTGGCCAAACAGTCGGTGTAATTGAATGTATGGGTTTGCAGATAAATTAAGAAGAAAAGGCAGATTTGGCGATACGCTAGTTGCTCATTTGTCGGAAGCAGAGGCACGGTTCTTAAAAAGAGCTGGCGGAGCTGGAACCGTCAATCCTTTTACGGGTGCGCTGGAATATTATAAAGGGACTCTAGGCGGCAGACAGTCTTTCTATGATGAGCTGATGCCAGATCAAGGAGCGCAAGATCCCGGCCTAGAACCACCAAAGAAATCTGGGATGGATGGTTTCTTTAAGACCCTTGAAAACATTCAAAAACAAAATCAGCCTCAAAAACCGGATTCCGGTCTTGCACCACAAATGCTCAGTTTCGCTAAGATCATGCAGAAAACATTTGATAGAGATGATCCAGGAACTGAGGGCGGAATTCGAATGGAGTACACGGGTAACGTAAACGATATCTATGATCTAACTGGTTCGATAAGCTATCCTTTGCGTAACAAATTAATAGATCGTTTTTACGGTGATACAAACGAAAATAAGCTTCCCGGCCGTGTAGATGAGATTGTTTCTTATATGTTCCGAAAAAATGATGACGGTATAAATGCCTTTGAATTTTTTGGTGGGAAGGAAGCCTACATAAATGCCCTTGAACAAATTGGCGTAACAGGCGAAGGAAAGAGCTACGCCGACAGGACGGTCAAGGGATTTATTGAAGGTGCAGAGTCGCTTGCCAAAGCTCTAAACCAAGCACAAACCAGCACGACCATGGGAGCGGTCAAAGGGCCACAGTTTGCGGGAAGCTATAAAACCTTTGGCGAAGCGAAAGAAGCGATGTTTGGGCCAACTGGCCTCTCCGCTGTTACCAATATGCTTAACCCAGCCAAAGCCTTTGCTAATTTGGTTGGTACCGGAGTAACGGCGATCACAGATCCATATACCAGTTGGGCTGATGCTTTAGGCAGATCGTTTGGGTTTCCTGATGCACAAGTTGGATTTCAAAAACAGGATGTTGGTTTTGGGATCGAAGACGATGACAGTGAAGACGATGACGGTACTGGTTATGGTGGCGGTGCTGGATAATTAGGAGAATAAAAATGCCAGGTAGAAGATTTTCAGATAAAATGTTTGGGCCAGCCCGAGACATGGCAAAGATGGGTCGATTTGGGGACACTTTGCTGGCGCATATTAACCCGGAAGAAGCAAAGCTTTTAAAAAGTATCGGCGGCAGAGGTACGATCAATCCAAACACTGGTGCTTTGGAGTTTGCGACTAGAGAGGACTTCGATGCTGATTTTTACCTTGCACAGAACCCAGATGTAGCCGCCGCGGGATATGGTACTGGTGAAGGACAGACAGATCCTTTTGAGCATTACAATCAATTTGTCTTACAAGGGGACGAAACCCGTGCTGGGAATTTTGGGGAGCAACAAGCAAAAGACCTCGGCGCATTTACTGGCGTGTTCGATCCAACTTACTACCTAGAACAAAACCCAGATGTAGCTCAGGCCTTAGATGAAGGAGCATTGGGTGACATAACTACTGCCAGAGGCCATTTCGATGCTTTTGGTCAAGCCGAAAAACGAGCTGGCAACGTAACCCAGAAAGAATTACAAGACCTTGGATTTGAAGGAATGCTGGGTGGCAACAGATTTGGAGGCTCCAGCGAATTTGCAACACAACGCCAACGTATGTTGTCTGGAGACACTCAAGGAGCTGGTGCAGGTGCAACAACCAATTTTCTCAACGAAGCTGGAACAAATTTAAGAGATGACATTATCGGCTCTGGCGAGGGTGCATTCGACCTAATAGGCGATACACAACTCATGCTAAATGACCCGCTTGTAGAAACATTACAAGATAGGGTGACGGCAGTTGACACCGGATACACTGGTGATTTTGCCCCCGGTACAGTCGATGCTTTT